AATTTATTTTCAGACATCACTAAACTAAACGAGCATGAAAGCTACAAAAAAATCAAATTCAACGTATTGGTCGGAGGAACGCCTTGTCAATCTTTTTCCGATGCAGGACTTAACAAAGGAATGGATGATATCCGTGGTAGAGTCTCCCTTGAGTATGGAAGAATTCTTAAAGAAAAACGACCACGATGGTTCATTTGGGAAAATGTCGAAGGCGTTTTTAAAAACAAACACAAAAAAGCCCTATGTGAAATCATCTCCACTTTCACAGGTGTTGACTTCAAACCAGAAAATCTTGACAAACAAGGGGTTGTCCAAGGTGAAGAGTACTCAATCGCTTATAGGGTTTTCGACAGCCAATACTTCGGAGTTCCCCAACGACGCAAAAGAATCTACATTGTCGGATATCGTGGAAAAAACTGGAAAATTCCATTCTCAGTATTATTTGAGCAAGGATGTTTTGAAAGCGTTGAAGAAAAGAATAGAATCAAGAGGAATGAGTACACCCAAAATATTCTCGGACAAATTAAACTCGCTGGTACGGTAACTAAATCTTATGCTCAAACATTAGTCGATGGATTTGGTAAAGTATCAACATCAAACTATTGGGCGGATAAAGAAGGTATTAGAAGGTTTACTGAACGTGAACTAGAAAGATTACAAGGTTTTCCTGATGGATATTTGGATTTTGAAATTAATGGTAAGAAACCAAGTTATTCTTCCGTAAAAGGAGCCATTGGCAACTCAATGACCGTCAATGTAATGTATTGGATTGGACAACGAATTAACTTCATTGACAATTATATTGAATCTAAAAAAGTTTTGAAATCTAAGAAAATTTAATTATATTAGATTATGCAAGAAAAAGAATCAAAAACAAATAGTCATTTTTGGATTAGTATTATAAAGTCCATCATAAGATTTGGAGCGTGTTATTTTTTATTTAATGGTGACCTTAAAAGTTCAGCATTGTTATTCGCATTTGCTGAAGCTTTAGGTATTGCCGAAGAAATATTTTAAATATGAATCATTATTTAACTCATGCATTTGTAAAAAAATTAAAAGATGAAAACAACAGAAAGACCAACGAACAACTTCGACACAGTAGTGTTCAAAGAACTCAACTTTCAACCACACCCGATGGGGATAGGAAATCAATGTATAGTTCAGTTTCCAAATGGTTACGGAGCTAGTATTGTTAAAGGTGAACACACTTACGGAGGTAAGAACGGTTTATATGAAATTGCTATCTTTGGTAAAGATGGACATATATCATATGAAACACCAATTACTGATGATGTACTTGGTTACCTTTCGGAAGAAGATGTAGAAAAAATATTAACTGACATTAAAAATTTAGACTAATGACAACCGAAACCAAATTTAGGGCGGGTTTAGTAATGACATTATTAGGTTTGACAATAATGTCATTCGAATATTTTGAGAAAGATAGAGTCTATCAGGAACTTAAAATATCTTCATCAAAACAAATTGATAGTTTACAAACATTATCCGATAGTCTTCGTGATGAATCTTTTATTAATTTTACTGAAGCGGGTAGATATGAGGTTGCATTAGAAATTTATAAAGAAAAAAATCCTAAAGCAGTTCAAGAAATAGAATTAATTAAAGCAACACAAACAGAGTAAATGAGTAAAAAAGAATCGGAGATATTTTTAGGTGGGGGGAATAACATGTCAATGAAATCATCAAGATTAGTTAGCACATATCAAACACTCTACCTAACCACACCAGATAATGGAACGGTATCAATGAACATTAAAATTGAGGCCGATTTTGATACCATTCCTGAAGAATATCAAGAAGTGTTTATGAATATGATATCAGTAAAATATTTGAACAGGGTTTCATTTGGTGATAATCCGTTCTCACAATGTTTACCCGCGCCTAAAAAACGTTGGTGGCAAATTTGGAAAACCTAAACTATAAAAATATGAAAACATTTGAAATAATCGGTTCATTAATGATTCTTAGTGGTTTGTTTATTGCATATAGTATGTATAGTGCACCCGAAATGGATGATAAAGGTAGAATTACAAAACCGGGTAAAAAACTTAAAGACCTTTTTAAAAAGAAAATATGATATTTATCATATAAACAAATACAAATGGCATATTCAAATAAGGTGTTAGACCATTATTCTAACCCAAAGAATGTGGGAACTTTGGATAAAAGTAAATCTAATGTAGGTACGGGATTAGTTGGAGCACCCGAGTGTGGTGATGTGATGAGATTACAAATTGAAGTTATAGATGGTATCATTATTGATGCAAAATTTAAAACCTTTGGGTGTGGTTCTGCGATTGCGTCATCTTCGGTTGCTACAGAATGGTTAAAAGGTAAAACTATTGATGATGCGTTAACCATCGATAATATGGATTTAGTTGAAGAATTAAACTTACCTCCTGTAAAAATACATTGTTCAGTATTGGCGGAAGACGCAATCAAATCTGCGATAAACGATTACAGAAAAAAACAAGGGTTAGAGGAAATAATCTTTGAAGAATCACATATATAAAAAATATAAATTATGAGTTTTATTATTGGAAAAGCTTGTGTTGATTGTATGGACACAGCTTGTGCAAATGCTTGTCCAGTAGATTGTATTCACGGACCAATAAACATTGAAGGTTCAGGTTCTGAAGTGAGTGAACAAGGTAGATATGCGTTTCCTGGTGGACAACTATACATAAACCCAGATACCTGTATAAATTGTGGAGCGTGTGTTCCTGAATGTCCCGTTAGTGCAATTTATGAAGATGAAGATTTGGCAATAAAAGCGGGTGAAGAAGAATACGTTCATAAAAACTATGAATTCTTTGGTTTAAAATATAATTAAGATGGTTACAGTTTCAGAAAAGGCACTTAATCATGTTATTGAATTAATGATGAATCAGGGGATTAATCCTGACACTCATTATCTTCGTGTTGGTGTTAAAGGAGGTGGTTGTAGTGGATTATCATATGCAATGGATTTTGATGATACTGTAACAGATATGGACGAAGTGGTTGATTTAAGTTCGTTAAAGGTAATCATAGACAAAAAATCAGTATTATATCTATATGGTACTGAATTAGACTACTCTGATGGATTAAATGGAAAGGGTTTTAATTGGATTAACCCACAGGCAAGTCGAACTTGTGGTTGTGGTGAAAGTTTTTCATTATGATATATTACATTGGTGATAGTCACACTGCGGGAATACATACTCCTGAAAACTTAAATTTAAATTATACTCACGTTACTTACCCAAATTATCTATCTAAAATGATGGGTATGGATTATGTTAACCTTGGAATACCAGGTAGTAATTTAGTTAACAATCTTAATGTCTTTATTAATAATTTAAATGATATTATTAATAACGCTGAGATTGTTTTTTTCCAATTTCAATTTTTTCAAAATGCATATTTTAGGTTTGAGGATATTGATTTTAAATGGAAAGATTTTGTTGTTCGAGATGATGATGTGATTAAAAATTTAAAATCATTTAATTTAACTGAAGATGACAAATATGTGTTAGTAAGTTATCTTTCTAAATTTGAAGAAAGAAGAAGTTGGTATGAAATGCAACGTGTATATTCCCTATTTAATCATTTAGAAAAACATAATATTAAATGTTACGCATTATATTGGGTGCCACCTAAAATAATTAATATCATAGACGATAATCGAAACATCGTATTTAATCAAAATATTAAATTTGTATCAGGATTGGGATTAGAAACAATTAAAGATGAAACAAATGGAAAGTGGGATGATTTACACATCGGTACAAAATCAAACAAAGTATTAGCTGAATTAATATTTAACTCAATTAAAAGTACTCCAAAGATAATTTGATTTTTTTTAATCGGTATTTTTCATTATATTATATCTATGAAAGTATTAGAATTATTTGCTGGTAGTCGTTCAGTTGGTAAGATTGCTAAGGAACTTGGAATGGAGGTTTTCTCTTCCGATTTAATTGAGTTTGAGGGTATTGATTACCCAATAAGTATATTGGACTTTGACGTCACAAAAGTCCCGTTTAAACCTGATATCATTTGGGCTTCACCACCATGTACAGGATTTAGTGTTGCTGCAATAGGACATCATTGGACAGGTGGTAAAGGGGCGTACATCCCCAAAACAGATACCGCTCGATTAGGTATTGAATTAGTTAAAAAGACATTAGAAATTATCAATTACTTTCAACCAACATATTGGTTTATGGAAAACCCACGTGGAGTTCTTCGTAAATTAGATGTGGTTAAAGGATTGAAAAAGAATTCTGTCACATACTGTCAATACGGAGACGAAAGAATGAAACCAACTGACATATGGACTAATAGTGATGTGTGGGTTCCAAAAACTATGTGTAAGAATGGTGACCCTTGTCATGTTGCGGCACCGAGAGGTTCTCGTACTGGAACTCAAGGTAGAGCAAATGCTTACGAAAGAAGTAAAATCCCTGAAGACCTTTGTAAAGAAATATTAAAAAGTTGTTTATAATGAATATAAAAAAAATATACATAAGTGGTGGTAGTCAATGTATTGGCGGTGGATTTAATTGGCTCGAAGTTAAAAAAGTTTATAAAGAAATTTTTAATTTGGAAATTGAAAATCATTTAGATGTTGCATACCCAACTATTGTTGGTAAACACTTTAACGTACCGGTGGTAAATGAAGGAGACTTTGGTGGATCTGTACATAGATTATTAAGACTACCTTATGATTATATATTTAAAAATATTAATGATTTAAATGAAACACTATTCATTATTGAAATACCACCAGGTTGGAGAGAAGAAGTCTATTCAAATGAATTAAAACGTATGGTTAATATGACAATAGGGAACATATTATCACCAGACGACCCAACAGATTTTGC